GAAAAAATATATTTAACTCTAGGTAAAAAACATAATACTAATATTATTATATCTGGTGATCCTGGAGTAGGTAAAAAATCTGTTGTTTACGAATTAGCTAGAAGGGTTACAAAAAAACTCACTCCTAATCATTTACATAATAAAAGAATATTAGAATTAAAATTAAAAACTCTTATCGGAGGTACTAAGTTTAGAGGAGATTTTGAATCTCGTATGGACGCGCTACAAGAGTATTTAAAAAATAATACCGATGTTATTTTATTCATTAATGATATAGCTTTAATAACTCGTATTGACGGTACGGCAAACATAGAAGAATATTTTAGTGAATTGTTTAATAGTGATGATATTAATTTTATTGGAACTTGTACATCAGATGATTATAAAAAATATATAGATGATATTACTACTATTAGTTCTAATTTCGAAAATATTATCGTTAAGCAAACTAACTTAGAAGAAACAACCGGTATATTATATAACATGTTACCAGTATATGAAAAGTTTCACAATGTAAAATATGAAAAAAACATCGTAGAAGATATTGTTAAGTTATCCACAAGATTTATTTTCGATAAAAGTCAACCTGCAGCCTCGCTGGATCTATTAGATGAGTGTGGTTCTCATATTAAAAATCAAATATCTAATACTTCAGAACAAATTGTACAATTACAACAAAAAATTGAAGGTATACAAAAACAAAAACAACAAGCGGTAGAGTCTTTTAGTTTTGAAGAAGGTTTAAAATTACGTAGAAAAGAAACAACTTTATCTAATAAATTAAAAAGAGAAATTACTAAACAAAAAGCAGTAGAATTTGATAAAATTATAACCCCAGATATAGTAAGGAATATAGTAAGTAGTAAAACTAATATACCTATATCTAATATTAAAGGTAGCAGTTTACCAGATTTACAAAGTGTAGAAAAATCTTTAATCTCTCAATATATCTCTCAAAGTAAAGCTATTAATTCTTTATTGAGTCATTTTAAAAGAGTTAAAACAGGTTTACAAGACCCTAATAGACCGCTTGGTTCTTTTTTGTTTATTGGTCCAACTGGTGTAGGTAAAACTTATCTTTGCGAATTAATATCAAAATACTTTTTTTATAATACTCAAAATTTTCTCAAAATAGATATGTCTGAATATATGGAACAGCATTCTGTTAGCAAGTTAATTGGTTCTCCTCCTGGTTATGTAGGGTATGGTGATAGGTCTTTATTTTGTGATTTTGTTAAAACTAATCCATATAGTTTAATATTGTTAGATGAAATTGAAAAGGCTCATCCTGATGTAGCTAATATATTCTTACAAGTACTTGACAAAGGAGAACTTACGGATAGTGTTGGTAGAAAAATAAATTTAAAAAATTGTATTATAGTTTTTACAAGTAATATTGGTTCAGATTTGTTTGATAAAGATTCTATAGGTTTCGGAAGTACAGCAATTAGCTCTATGGATTTAGAAAATTCTTTGCAAAAGTTTTTTAAACCAGAATTTTTAAATCGACTAGACGAAATTATTCGCTTTGAACATTTATCTAAAAAAGATATAGATAAATTAGTTGACATACAATTAGATATTTTTACTAAAAAATTAAAAGAAACTAACGATGTTGATTTTATATTGACTCCAGAAGCTCATAAATATATTTCCGACCAAGGATATAGT